TTGAGCCTAACAAACAAGCCGTCACTGAATCACAAAACTGGATCAACAGTCGCAGAATATTGCGCTATGCCTTAAAGTTCTCCAACCAGTCCAAACCAGATTGGAAGGAGAAAAAGACATTGAAGATCGAGTCGGTTCACACGACCAAACACCTGGGCACTGTCCAGGACATTTCGATTCCGAAGGACTGCACCATATTTATTGGTGATGATTCCCTGTACCCGATGTATGAACTTTTGTCACAACACGTGACGAGGTACAGGGTGGTCCAAAGACAAATTCGGAAGAATTATCAACCAACGACACCAGAAACGCCAGGTTATATGATTATGAGCGATAACACGGTACTTCACCAGAACTATGATGGTGATACCTGGCGCTCACCGGTTTGGGACTACAGTTGCAAGGCATTTGCCGTACGCAACGGCCTGAGCACGGTCATATACAGGGTGGATCGAGAGGATGACACCATACTGCTCACACCACAACGGACCTTTAACATGATCGGTACGCTCCTACTGTGGTGGTCTGGGCGAAACGTAAAACCAACGTTCAAACCCAAGCAATTGGTTCACGGTGATATGGCAAGACCATACACACTCCTCACCACGCGCGAGGCTGACAAGGCGGAGGTGCAAATAGGCATCCCCGGGCGTGGTGTCGCACTAGGTTTTAGCCAGGATACTTTCGAAGCCCTTACTTCTTACTATGGGATCAATTCAAACCCACCCAATGTAAAGCAAGTTATGGCTCTGCTGGAGAAAACAGAGACCGGCAAAGTGAAAGATCAGACTGGCGTCATCATCCACGACGTGATGACCAGGATAGTTGACTTACCCATAGCAACGGTAGTACATCTTAAGCCAATAGTAGATGGCGTTGTACTCGATGCTAAAACGTCACTCCAAAACATCGGTGGTGGAGGCGTAGCACCTAGGATACCTATGAAAGGACCAGGGGCTATAGCGGCGGGCTGGGACTCAAGAGTTAGAGTCCCAAATCATGAAGCCGAGAAGAAGATCAGCAAACTAAATAGGGATTTGATACGCAAGATACATACCTATGCCGACGAGATGCTTGGACTACACAAGAGTTGGCTGTTGCCACACTCTCAGGACATCGGTATGCGTGTGAAAAACCCAATGCCCAAGAAACGAGGGGCAGAACTTAATCTGGATCCCGTTGACGTCGAAGAAGTAATCGCAAATAACAAACGACCCAGCCAGAAGAAACAACTGGCTCAAGCGGCTACTGACCCGTTCGATCAACACACTAAAGAACAAACTAAGGTATTCAATAAAGCCGAAGTTTCTTCTAGCACCCCCAGAGTCATAAGCCAACAAGACACCAACGCTAAGCTGGAATGGTCTAGGTTTGTCTACAGAGCATCGGAGGAACTTGCCAAGCAACGGTTTTACGCTTTCAAAAGAAGCTGTCGTTCCGTGGCATACGAAGTGGCCTCTATAGGACTAAGCAGTGAAACCATCGTCGAGTCTGATTATTCCAGATATGACGGTACAGTCAACACCTTAATTCGCAGCATAGAACTGAAAATGTTCCTGGGATTGTTTAAAGATAAACATGCAGATAAGATCGAAGAGCTTTTTAAGTACACCCATGACCTTAATATGAGCACTTACAAGTTCAAGGCCCG